GCCAAGATCGCCGCCACCGAAGCCGTAGTCGCCGCCACCGCCAAAGAAGTCCATACCGCCTCCTGCGGAAGGTGAGTCGAAGAAGCCTGGTTCCATCGAACCACCTCCCTCGACGAACGAGTTACCTAGCCCGCCGCCCTGCTGACCCATGTAGGCGCTGCCAAGAGAGGCCGCTGTCGATGCGAGGTTTGGCGACTGGCCAGTGACTGCGCCCATGCCAGCATTGAGTAGCCCATTGCCAAGGGCTGAGCTGAATGCACCCGAGCCTGCGCCGAGGCTTGAGCCGATCGCTCCGCCCATCGAGCCTAAACCGGCAGCTGCAGCGCCGCCGGTCATGATGGCCATCATGATCTTTGACCCGATGGAAAATTCCTTGTCGGGGTCCAGCGTGTTGTCCACCGCCATCCCGACTGGGGCGCCGCTGGCATCGAAATACTGCGCTTGTCCTGAGTTCGCCCCTGGCAGCTGGCGTAGCTTCAGCTGCAGGCCCTTGTCGGCGATGTACTGCCGCAGCTCCGGTGACATCGCATCGGGCGTGTCGCCGCTGTCGCCGAAGTGGCCGGGCGTGATGGCATTGCCGGTGAACCCGATGCTTTGCAGCCACTGCGGGTTGAACGTCACATCAGGCGCCCCCCAATCGGTGCTGACCGGCGCGTTGTCGCCGTTCTCCGTCCAGTGCTCGGACGTGATGGCATTCGGTGTGTGCCACTGGTATAGCTGGCTCGCCGGGTCGCTCTGCGCGATCGCCTGCCGCATGTAGGCCGCATACGCCGGGGACACGCCGAGGCCGAGGTAGTCATTTGCCATTGTGTCACCCCAGCTTGTGCCAGGCCGCGCCGTAGTAGCCATAGAGCCCTGCGCCGCTGCCGGGATCCCAGTCTGTGCCGTCAGCCAGTACCACCATGCCATCGGAAAGCCGCTTCGGCTCCGCATGCAGCGTCACGAATCTGGCGGCCTCGACAGGAGCAACCATCTCCCTGGCGATCTCAGCCAGCTCGCGCCGTAGGAACGCAGCAAGGTCCTGCGTTGGGTCGTTCGGCCGATACATCAGAACCTACCGCCGACGCGCACGTTGAATGACACATTGCGGATCCGCATCGGCGTTGAGGCTGACGACGAGACCCGGTAGCCGACGTAGCGGCCACTCGCGAAGATGTCGCAATCGATGTCCTCACCGACCGTGAACGTCTGCGCAGCCGACCACGATGGCGTTTCGCCCGCCTTCATCGCTCCGGCTACTTCAATGGACACCTCGGTTCCGGATGCAGCATCGATGTCTGGGCGAACGCCCATGATCGTCTTGACGCGATCTTCTGCACCGAACGTCAGTCCAGTGCGCTCGATGTAGGCGGTGAACGAGGTGCCTGCGTAGTCGTACCCGCTGTCCACGAGCCGAATCATCGGATCCGTGGTGGACAGGAGTAGCCGCGTCTCTCCTGGGTTGTTCTCGTCCTGGTCAAACGCCGTCTCGTCGGAATCGAAAGTGCCGGATGAGCTATCGAAAGAGTCAAGCGCGGTTTCGGGGATAAGGCCAGCGCAGCCATACGTGACATTGTTCAGGTCTCGGATGCCGAGGGCATTCGTCTCCCAGTTCCACACGATAGCCTGCGTGCAGACCTGATTCCCGACCTCTGGGAAGCACACAAGCACTTCTGAGAATTTTGGGTTCGCCACCACGAACGAACGCGCGTAGTAGGTGGCATCGATGTTGGCAGACAGGTAGCGGCGCATCCGTCCATTCAGGATCGACCTTGGGCCAGATCCATCATGCAGAACCACGTCGCCAGGAACGAACAGCACGTGTCCCACAGGTGTCTGCGCGATGCAGCCTTTTGCGATAAGGCCGGTGTCGCCTCGCAACCTGGTGTGCTGCAGGATGTCGCTCCCGCCAACGTTCCTGATGGCCCAGGTGCTGCGCTCTTTGTAGACCACCAGCGTCTCGAACAGCGGCGCGCCATCAACGATCAGGTCCGCCGTCTCGGCGATGTCGCGCTCACCGGCCAATTTCGTCGCATCAGCCTCGTCCCAGCTGGCCGGCACGGAGCCCGCATCAGCAGCATCAGACCACTTGTACATGTGCGGGTACTTGACACCACTCTTCGTGATGCCGAGCGCTACTAGGTACGGCCCAAAGCCGATGATCGATCCGCAGCGCCAGTTCGTGTCCCAGCCGGTCAGCGTCGCGAGGTTGTTGCCGGTGTCTCCGTCCCAGTACATCGGGACGTCAACACCATTCGTCAGCACGAGGTTGCCAGAGAAGCTGCAGCCGGCCCATCGGTCAGCAACAGCGCCAGTTGGTGGTGTGCCGGTGATGTCCGTCAGCGTCGTGCCGTCATCAACATAGACCGCGCTGATGCCCGCGTGGCAGATGAAGCGCGCATCTGGCGTCACGTGTGGCGCCAGGAAGTAGGGTGTCACCAGTGGTGTGTTGGAGTATTGAGCCTCGCCGCGAACGCGCTCCGCATAGCCGTTGTTGAACCTGACATTCTGCGCCGCAGTTAGCGCGTTTGGAGGAGCGTCAAACGCAGCTTGGTCGGCCACCACTCCTATGGCGCCGACTTCGTTGATGGGGATCCAGTTCATGCAAGCTCGCTCGGCTGCGCTGGCGTATCCATGATCTCCGCTGCTCGCCCCTTGGCAAGAAGCCCTAGCTCCTCAAGCGCCGACACGCCCTGGCGCACGTTATCGCCGTCCAGATCTACGGACGGTGCCAGCGTCACCTTCTGCAGGTAGCGCCTGATTTCCGCGCCCTCCTGTGTCTCGGCGCGACTGGCGATGTCGATCGCAATCGCCTCTGCATCTGTGAAACGCTGGGCAAACGCAAGTGGAGTGATGCGGCGCGGCACAGTCTCTTCCGGCCGATCCAACTCAACCACCACAGCATCACCAACCATCCAGGTGCGATACGTCACGCCCACACCTCGTAATTGTACATCGCAGATACTTTGTCTGTCTCGCTGAGAGATTGTGTGATTTCTATTTTCATGGACGACTGAAAATCGATGGGCTGGTATATAACCTCATTGCCGCCACGGGCGCAACCAATGCCAATTAGGCCGAAATCAGAACTAGCAACCGCAGCCGTCGCGGCATTGAACGCTACAGTCCCGTCAATCGTCAGCTTGAGAGAAACCGTCCGATTTGTGGCGTCCTTGGTTTTGGCGCACGCGAAATTTAGCCTCCCACGCCCGGAGACGTTGATTATTGTGACGAATGTGCCGCCAGTTACGGCGCCAGAAAGTGTCTCCTTCAGGTTGCCGATCGACAGCGATGAGGCCGGCATTGCAAGCGCACCGATACCTCCAGCAGACCAATAGTTGACTACCGATGTGACCGGCCCGGTTCTGGTATCAAAAAGAACTGCCATCAGAAACTCCAGCCGAACGAGGCTCCCGTATATACAAACTCGACATCAGCGTTCTTTGCGTTGACCGTTCGCGCCCCGGTGGCACCGCGGATCTTCTCGGCGCCTGGGTCAATGACGTTCGTGTACAGGGTGTTAGTGAAAGCGACGCGCACCTTGTTCCCATTGGACGGTGAGGCTGGCAGCGTGAACGTCACGGCCGAGGCATTAGTGCATACCGTGTGCTGCCCTGCTGCGCCACTCACTGATGCGCCGGCATCCGTTGCGAGCGTCAGCGCGCCATTCGCATTGACGTTGGAGATAGCGGTCTGGACGAATGCGCAGTTCGCCAGTTGTGTCGTGTTGGTGCCTAGGCTCGCGGTCGGCGCTGCCGGAGTGCCGGTGAACGTCGGAGAGGCGATGTCCGCCTTGCCGGTGAACTGCGTCTGAATGCCGGATGTGACTCCGACCAGGTAGTTCATCTGCGTGGCAGTCGCATTGACGGCAGCTGCCCCGAGGCTAGGGAACTGTGTCTGCAGAACCGTCTTCAGCAAACGCAGATGATCGTCAGCCGTCTTCCTGTTGTCCGATCCGGTCGGGTTCGCTGTGTTCAGCTGGCTGATGTAGCTTGCAGTTTCGAGTCCCATTACCACCCACTCCCAACAAGCCCGCCCGTCGATAGCTGGCAGGCATCCCTCAGCAGGCGCTTGTATTCATCCACCTCGGCCTGAGCACACAGCGAGGCGCCCTCAGCGTCTAGCAGCACATCTCGATATATGCGCTTCTTGGCCGCGTGACAGATCAGGTCTTCCGCCTCGTTCGTCCACACGCTGGACGTCGCATCAGCGTCCTGTTTGCGCAGGTAGCTGATGGTCAGCGTGTAGGCCGCGTCCGGGATCGGATACAGCCGCAGTTCCCCGCCATAGAACGAGTACAGCGACGGCTCTTGTCGTGTCGTCGTGTCGGATGCCAGTTCGTCCATCTCTACCGGCGTCCGCTCGCCCAGAGGACACAGGCGCGTGCCAACCGTGATGACGATCCTGTCGATCTGCCCGATGTCGCTCGGCAGCGTGGATGGCGCAGCCGTTGCGGTCGAGTAGTACTCGGTGCCCGCGGTCGTGGTCAGGCTAGAGCGCACTGTGTTGAAAGCCATGCGCCTGGCTTGGTAGAACTTGATCGCGCGGTTGACCGATGTCTGGATGTCGGTGGACAGGTCGCTGCGGTGGATCTCGCGCGCAATGCGGGTGTACAGATCGCTCAGCGTGAGCGACGCTGACAGGAGAACTGTCGTCATGTCAGTTCACCGAGCGCGAGCACTCAATCCAGTTCGTGCCATCACAGATCAGCGTGATGGTATCCATGAACGTGGTTGAGAAGTTGCCAGCCAATCGGAGGTTCGATCCGTCCGTGACGGTCAAAGCATCGTCAAACTGGAGCGTGACGCGGCGCTCAGGGAACGACACCGTGATTGACGTGATGCCAGTGGTCCCCGTGATGTAGAAATACTCCCCGCCAGGCGGCAGCGTGAGGGTTGCCGCCGACGCGAGAGTTCTCGTCGTCGCCGTCTCGTTAGCTACCACTCTGGAAGTTGCGGCAGGCTGC